AAACAAACATGGATAAAATCTATTTCGGGAAAATTCCCGTCGATATTAAAAGCAAGAGGGCTGAGACAAAGAAAGCGTCTCAGCGCCGTGATAAGGTGAAGCAGACCGGGCCTGAGTCCAATGGTCATACCACATACAATCACGAAGTAAAGTTCGAGAACATAAAACCACAGGTTAATGTGACCCGCACCAAAGATGACGCCTCCGTCGTTGGCGTCTTGAAGGGTTGCATTCTTGACAACGTTCCCGTCACCGTTCCCTCAAACACAGCAGCCGCCACTGCACACGCCGCGAAGAAGAGGTGCGACCATGCACCTCATCTTGAAAACATTGCGGATTTCAAAGCTGGCCATGAGGTTCTCATGGCCAAGTTTCAACCAATGGATGAAATCCGCATGGACGAGGAACTTGTGAGCAAGTACCTCGCTCGATGTGGGCCCGGGAAGAGTGAGCGTCTTCTCGCGGCATTGGGTGGCGACCAACTGAACGGTGACTTCAACAACAAACATGTGTTCGCGAAGCAGGAAGTCCTTCTCAAGGCATGGAACTCACAGCCGCGCGTTGTATACCAGGGTACAGATATGTACAACGCATTAACGGGTCCTATCGTCATGGAGCTTAACGATAGGATGAAGAAGGTGTTCAGTCGAGCCAACCCCCTTAATGTTGGGAACGTCGTAATCTACGCATGCGGCGCCAGGGGGGAGGAGCTCGGCGAGATCATCGGATCAGCTGAGGGCAAGGCCATTGAGTCGGATGCGACTAATAACGACGGGTCACAATCGAAGGAATTTCGCCGCACTGAGGCGATGTTCTATCGCAAATTGGGAGCCCCCGTGTGGTTTGTGCGCGAATTCGCGGCTACTACCAGTGTAAGGGTCTGGACCCGCTACGGCATTGCTGCCGTAGTGGACGGCCAGAGGTGGTCTGGTGAGACCACCACGACGACTGGTAATAGCTACGTTCACATGGCCCTTATGCAGAGTTCTCTGCTTAAGGCTGATGTACAGCGTAGCACGAACATACACGGCGGGGATGACTACCTTGGGTTTGTGGTGGGTGACGAGCAGAAGACTGAGGCAGCAATCACTGCTGTCTATGAGACCTCCGGCATGAAGGCCGAGGTTGTGCAACAAACTGTTCGCCACAAAGCTACGTTCTACCGCAAACGCTACCCTTCTACCAAGGTTGGGTGTTACCCTGTCCCTCAATTCGGGCGCGTGTTGTCAAAGTTGAACATTCGTGCAAATCGCAATACGAATGTCAACGACCGCGATTATATGGCTGGCAAGTATTTGTCAGCCGCGTATGAGCATCGACACGTCCCCGAAATCCCAGACCTATTGATCGCAACTGCCGACCGCCTCTCGAGCGCCCCCCATTTCGACACCCGCCAAACGAAGTTGGCTGAGATGGGAGGCACTGCCGATGCTGTCAAGGCAATCATAGCCAAAGCAAAAGTTCATCCTGTCTCCGAGTTTTCTGAGTTCCTCAATGAGGTGTACGGAATCAACCACTCTGATCTTGTCGACGTCTACGCCAAATCTTGTGAGTCCTGCGTCGAGTATTGCGACGTGTGGACGATCGTAGATAAGGGCGGCAAGTTCACGAACCGTAGAGGAAATCAGAAGTACATAGCGCCCGTTATGTCCGGAGATGTCGTCGATGCTTTGACGCGCCTTGACACTTAATGAAACAATAGGTTTCCCTCTTGTGGAGATGTTGGCACTCACAGACCACAACAA